TGGCGGCAACGTCAAGAAGTCGACATTGGCGGCGTTTCACGTTCAATCATTGCGTGGGAAGATAACTCAAGCAATCGCCATATCGCCACAGGTACAGACCAATATCTCTATGCAATAAATGCCGCTGGTGATGTAACAGACATTACCCCCGCTGCATTTACGCAAGGCTTGATCGACGCTGGTATCAACACAGGGTTTGGTGGCAGTTTCTTCGGAAAAGAAGAATACGGGTTGCCTCGCTCAGACGAAGGCCAAGTTATTCCCGCTACGGTTTGGTCGCTTGATAACTGGGGGCAAAACTTGCTTGCCATGTCACCAGATGACGGGAAGCTATATGAGTGGTCGCTCAATGTGGCAAACCCTGCGGTACAGGTCACAAACTCACCAGTGGATTGTTCTGGGTTTATGGTGACAGAGGAACGCTTTGTCGTTTGCTTTGGTGCTGGCGGGAATAGTCGCAAAATCCAATGGTCAGACCAAGAAGACAATACGACTTGGACACCCGCTGCGACAAACCAAGCTGGTGACATCGAGTTGCAAACAAACGGCGTAATCCTGTCTGGTGTTAGAACACGCGGTCAATCTCTGATCCTAACAACAGAAGATGCGCACACTATGACCTACCAAGGGCCACCATTTGTGTATGGTTTGGAGCGAGTTGGTACATCTTGTGGCGTTGTAGGTGCAAAGGCGGTCGCAACTGTTGATGCTGGTGTATTCTGGATGGGTCGTCGCAGCTTCTTTGTGTATTCTGGCGGTCGTGTTCAGGACGTACCATGCGAGGTCGGAGATTACGTTTTCTCAGACATGAACAAAGACCAACGCAGCAAAGTCAGCGCAGTCGTTAATAGCGCATGGAACGAAATCTGGTGGTTTTATCCAAGCGAAAACAGCTTAGAGTGTGATCGGTACGTTGCCTATGACTACGCCGAAAACATCTGGATGACAGGTGAAATGGATCGTACCGCTGGCGTGGATCGTGGCGTGTTCCGCTATCCGATGTTCATTGCAAGCGATGGTAAGTTGTACGAACATGAAGTTGGCTACAATTACGACACGACCGTGCCATACGCCGAAACTGGGCCAATCTCAATCGGTGCTGGTGACAACATTATGAATGTTGTTGAATTAATCCCTGATGAAAAGAACCAAGGTGATGTTCAGGCTAAGTTCAAAACGCGCTATTATCCCAACGCAGAAGAACGCGAATACGGGCCATATTCTATGTCAAACCCAACGTCAGTACGCTTCCAAGGCCGACAGGTGCGGATGCGCGTTGAGGGCAACACTGACACGGATTGGCGCGTAGGAATTATGCGAGTGGATGCACGGCAAGGCGGGCGGCGATGAGAGTTGTCCCGCCGTTCACAGAAGATGCACGCGCATGGGCAGAGAGCATTCGCCGATTTCTTGGCAAAGCACTAAACCAGCTTGACGCAAAAGACCAGTATTCGTCTGCGGCAGAAGATGGTGTTTTGCTTTGGGATCGTGTGAATGGCTACCCAACTGTGTCCAAGGGTGGCGAGTTTCGCCAGATCGTGCTTGCCGATGGATATGCGTTTCTTGGTCAGGATGCGGATATTACAGCGGCATCAACCAACACAGCATACGCAATCACATATGATGCGCCACCAATGTCAAATGGCATTTCGCTTGGCACACCAGCAAGTCGTATTGTGTTTGAAGAAGGCGGCACATACTTGCTTGCTTTTTCTGCGCAGATCACATCAACGTCAGGAAGCACTGTCGCATTCCGATTTTGGCCTCGCATTAATGGTGTGGATATTGCTGGCAGCACAATGGTGGCAAACCTTCACCAAAACAATGCCACAACCGTCATATCACGCACAGCGGTATTTCAAGTGAGTGCTGGCGATTATCTGGAAGCAATGTGGGCGACAGACAGCACGTCAGGTTACTTACACGCTACCGCTGCAACTGCATATGCCCCCGCTGCGCCAAGTACGTCACTTTCAATAACAAGGGTTAGGGCATAGGGGTGTCAAGTTGCGTAAAATATGTTATAAAGCATTAAGAGTTTTGGAGAAGTAAAATGGGCGTTATGGATTTCCTGTTTGGGACACCAGATCAAACTGGGCAATTAGACCCGCAAACAAAAGCAGCGCGTGACTTCTTGCTGAACCAAATGCTGATGCAATATTCCGCTGGTCCAGTAAATGTCCCGCAATATCAAGCGGTCGCCCCTAGCGCGATGTATAGCGGCACAAATGCACTATTGGGTTCGTTGGGACTTGAAGGTGTAAGCGCACCGTCTATGCCCACAACACAGGTTGGCGGCATGGACGTATATACAAGCGCACCATTCCAGCAAAGCATGGAAACCGCCTACGCTGAACAGTACCCAGGACAATACGATTACTTGCGGTCTTTCTACATGGACCCAGTAACAGGCGAATTTGGTTCCCGCTCATATGGTTACGCTGACCCGATGACTGCGGCTGCGGAAGCTGCGGCGGCGGCTGCATCTCAGTCTAATGCAAGTGCGCCAATGGTAAGTGCGCCAATGACCGATGAAGAAATAGTAATGTCACAAACTGGTCGCGGTGGGTTTTCCTTAATGGATAACTTGCGAGCCGATGGAATTGGCACTCCTATTTCGTTTGATGCACCATCAAGCACAGGTTCATATGGTGGTTCATTGGTCACAGGTCGCCCATCAAAAGCATCACAAGACGTATTCAAAGCTGCAAAAGCTGGATCAAAAAATGGCGGCGCAGAAAAAACATTTGGCGCAGACCTATCGCGATCACTGACGGATAGTTCGTACGATCCTCCTGGCACTGTATTATCCCGCGCGTTCAATCGCATGTTTGGAAGGGGCTAAATAAATGATTGGTTCAAACGTATTCGGTCAAGCACAGGCTGCACAACAACAAGCCGCGCGAACATATGGCGGGATGACACAATTCCAGCCACGACCAATGACTGCGGCACAAGCTGGCCCAACGGCAATTTACGGCGGTGCTACTATTCAGCCGACTGCGGCCCCACAAGCGGCAACCGTTGGTCCAGCGACAACAATGCAAGCTGCGCAACTTGGCCCTGTTGAGCGTATGCAGGGGGTCGGTGCGGTTCAAGCAGCACAAGCCCCTGGCATGATTGATGTTAGCCAATTGGCGACAACAAATCTTGGCGCGTACATGTCACCATATACGCAAAACGTGATTGAAGCTGGTCAAGCGGATATTGAGCGTCAGCGTCAATTGGCATCTGAGAATTTGGCGGCACAGGCGCAACGTGCTGGTGCATTCGGTGGTTCGCGTCAAGCGGTCCAAGAAGGCGTTTTGGCTGGTGAAGCATTGCGTCAGGCTGGCGCATTGTCCGCACAGCAACGTCAACAGGCATTCCAGCAAGCATTGCAAGCTGGTCAATTTGATATTGGTCAAATGCAACAAGCACGCACTATGGCGGCACAGCAACAGTTCCAAGCCGAGCAACTTGGTCAGCAAGCCCGTGAAGCGGCGGCAGCGCGTGAGCAAGCGGCCCGTGCTGGCAATATGCAAGCAGCTAACCAATTTGCAACGCAACAAGCGCAGCTTGAGCAAGCGGCACGTCAGGCCAACATGCAAGCGCAAAACCAAGCGCAACAGCTACAAGCGCAATTTGAACAGCAAGCTAATGTGGCGGCGGCTGCGCAAGAAGCGGCCCGTGCATCACAGCAAGCTGGACTGACACAATCAGCCATGTTGACAAGTGCTGGCGCATTGAATACCGCCGCACAACAGCAAGCAGCGCGTGAACAAGCTGCACGTCAATCCACATATCAAGGTCAATTCCAAGGCGCAAACATTCGTCAAGCGGGGGCTTCTGGCCTTACGGGTCTTGGCAGTCAAATGTTTGGTCAAGGTATGCAAGGCATTGCGGCACAACAGCAAGCAGCGGCACTGGCGCAGCAGCAACAGCAGCAAATGCTTGATGCGGCCCGTCAGCAAACATTGGCTAACTTGGGATACCCAGGTCAAGCGTTGCAAACAGGAACAAGCATCTTGGGTGGCTTGCCCCGCGCTGGCGTAACACAAGCGGGAAGCCCAGGCTTGTTTGGTATTCTAAGCGGCTTTGGCTCAATTTTCTAGGTGCATGAATGGCTCTTAATGATCGGGAACTATTAGCAAGAACATTACAAGCGGAAGCTGGAAATCAAGGCTTCGGCGGGATGATTGCTGCGGGTTCTGTAATCATGAACCGTTTGGGTTCAAATGGCAGTTTGCGTAATGTCATTCTAAAGCCTGGTCAGTTCTCGGCGTGGAATAGTGTCACTGGGTATGCTGGTGGTGAACAAGGTCAAAACATGGACTTTACGCCCAGCGCAGAGGCATATAAGGCGGCAGACGCATTATTGTCTGGCAAATACCAAGACCCAACGGGCGGTGCAACGCACTATTATAACCCATCAATTTCCACCCCGTCTTGGGGTCAAGAAGCTGGTGGTCAATGGACAAAAATCGGGGCGCACTTATTTGGTACGCCGAGTGGGGAAAAGCGCACAACAACCCCACGCGTAAACGCAGGAGAGGTTTCCCCAATGGACGGACAGCAACCAATGCAACAACAAATGCCACAGCAAGGCCCACAGGGATTGATGGGGTTCTTGCGTGATCCTCGCACCCGTCAGGTTTTGTCAGCATTTAGCCGATCAGGTGTTGGTCAACGTTTGGGTCAAATTGCTGCACAGGACGTACAGCGTCAAGAGCAACAACAGACTGCGAACCGCACTGCGCAATGGTTGAGAACACAGCCAAATGGCGAAAGTTATGCGGAAGCGATTGAGGCTGGAATGGGCGCAGATCAAGTATATCGTCAATACATATCTGATCGTCAAGATACTCAGTCACCGAATGTTCAATCATCTCAAATGCTTCCAGACATGTCTGGTTCGGTTTTGACAATGCGCGATGGTTCGATAGTTGTTAAGACATCTGGCGGCGAAACATTGACTGGTCAGGCTGCGCAAGACTTTGTTTCAAAATCGCAAGCTACTTATACGCAACAGCAACAAGACATTTATGGTGCGCGTAGAACTGGAACACTTACCGCAGATGTTGAATTGGGCGGTCAAGCTGAACAAGTTAAAGCAGAAGGTAAGAACAAGGTTGCATGGATTGATGATATTCGATCCAAGCGCGACAATATCATGTCAACCATTGGAAATTACGATATGGCGTTGCAAGCGTTAGATGCTGGCGCGTCAACTGGTCGTGTCGCCGCATTATTGCCTACTGTTACAGCGCAAACACAGCTTCTTGAAACTGCCAAAAAGCAACTTGGTCTGGACGTAATTGGTTCTGTCACCTTCGGGGCTTTGAGCGAGGGCGAGTTGGCGTTGGCAATGGATACTGGTTTGCCTAGTTCAAATCTTGGCCCAGAAGAACTGCGCAAATGGATTATGGATCGCAAAGCGGCAAAAGAAAAAGCTGCACAAGCATTGTTCGAAACTGCTGCATATTTGGCTAAACCAGATACAACATATGAAAGCTATTACACTGACTTCTTGGGCGTTAATAAGCCAGCTGGCGGTGCAATGTCTGACAATCCATTGGGGCTTTAATAATGAACAAGCTAGACCAAATCCGTGAACAATATCCACAATACAAAGATTGGTCAGATGAACGTCTTGCATATGGATTATACAAGAAGTTCTATTCTGACAAGCCTCTTGCGGGTTATGCAAAAGAGATTGGTTTGGACAAGACCAAATCGTTGTCGTTCCTGAAATACGCGGCCCAACAAGGCGACACATTAAGTTTCAATGGTGAAAGCCAACCGCAAGTCGGCGGCAAGGGAATGGGTATTGCCCGTGGCGCACTTCAGGGGATTACATTTGGTGCTGGTGAAGAAGTTGTTGCTGGTGGTGTTGCGGCTGGACGAAAATTGCTTGAAGGCGATGAACGTCCGATTGGTCAAATTTACGAACAAGAATTGCAGCGTGAACGTCAACGATTAGGTCAGTTCCGCGAAGAAGCACCTGTATTGGCATATGGGTCTGAAATCGCTGGTGGCATTGCCGCGCCCATTGGGGCTGCAAAGAATGTAAAGGAAGCCATTGGCATCGGTGCTGGCCTTGGTGGTTTTTCTGCGGCAGCTACATCAGAAGGTGACATTATGGATCGCTTGATGGCTGTGCCTGTTGGTGCGGCTATGGGGGCCATTTTGGGCGGCACTTTGCAAGTTGCTGGTCAGACGGTCAATGCACAGATAAAATCGTACTTGTCTAAAAAGGCGCAACGCGCAGCGGCGCAAGGCGCAAAAGCCGTAGAAGACTTGAAAGATGAAGCGCGAATGGCTTATGCTGCGGCAAAGGACGCTGGTGTGTCTATCACCCCTGAAGCCTTTGATGAATTGCTGACAAAAACCATTCAAGAAGCGTCTGGCGGTCGTCGTGTCAGTTCAAGGCTGACCCCTAAAGCGGCGGGCGTTATCAGTGAAATGAAAGATGAAGCCCAACGCATTTTGAATGTGGAGGGCCAGTCTTTAGGGATTGATGATTTAGACTATATGCGACAGCTTGCAAGCATTCCAGCGGCAGATTTCCAGAACCCTGCGGAACAACGCATTGCGGGCATCATTCAAAGCAACATTGACGATTTCCTGTCAAACCTGTCAGACGCACAAATTTCTGGCGGCAGCGCGGATGAAGCGGTCGCAGCATTGAAGAAAGCGCGTGAAACTTGGTCGCGTATGCGCAAGACGGAAAAGGTTGAAGAAATTCTTAACAACGCCAGAACGTATGCTGGCGGTTTGGAAAGTGGACTTCGCAACCAAATTAGCACTATCTTGCGTAACAAGAAGAAACGGGCGCAATTTTCAAAAGACGAAATTGCCCTTCTTACACAAATACGCGAGGGTACACCTATCGGAAACTTGATTGCAAATATGTCTCAGGCTGGATTTTCCATGACGGGTGGTCGGAATGTATTCGGCGGTGGCTTGGCTGGCGCAACTGGTGCCGCAAGTGCTGGCATTGGTGCCGCTGTTGGCGGTCCTGTTGGGGCGGCTGTGGCATTATTGCTTGAGCAAGGTGCGACTACTGGCGTTAAATATGTTCGTGAAATGTCGATGCAAAACCAAGTTCAATTGTTCCGTGACATTGTAGCCAATGGCCTAGCATCGCAAGTAAAACAGGCCAACCCATCTGCATTCCGTATTTTGGAAGCTGCGGCGGCTGCGGCTACTCGCGGAACCATTGCGGCAGGGGATCAGCCGACAACTGAAACCATCGACTTGATGACGCGATAATAAAGGACACAGAAATGCGTATTGAACCAATGGACAAAGACACGGTTGAAGGCATCATCCAAAAGGCGGTGCAAGATGCGGTGGACTTTATCGAAAGCGAAATTTCTGAACCTAGAATTAAAGCCCAGCGATATTTCGACGGGGAAGTTAATATTGGTTATGAAACTGGTCGATCCAAGGTCGTGGCAACAAAGTGTCGTGACGTTGTTCGTGCTATCAAACCATCCATTCAGCGTGTATTCCTAAGTACAGAAAACCCTGTTGAATTTGTACCGCGTATGCCCGAAGATGTGGCGGTTGCCGAGCAAATGACACGATACGCCAATTATAAGTTCATGCAGAACAACGGCTATCGTATGTTGAACGATGTGTTTCAGGACGCAATGGTTAAGAAGTGCGGCATTGCCAAGGTAATGTACGACGACAAAACCAAGAGCGAGATTTACACATACACTGGTCTTAGCGAAGAAGAATATCTGTTCCTTGCCGATCAAGACGATGTGGACATTTTGGAACGCACAGTCACACAGGAAATCGAAATCGACGCAGAAGGTGTTGAAGTTGAATTCCCAATCTATGACGTGAAAATCAGCCGTGAAATCCCAGATGGGGATATTCTGATTACATCTGTTCCCCCAGAGGAATTTTTTGTGGATCGCAACGCGCGTTCTGTTGATGACTTCTTTGTGATTGGGCATCGCACCGACATGACCATTGGTGACCTGTTGGCAATGGGTTATGACGAAGAAGAATTAATGGGCGTTACTGGCACTATGTCAACAATCGAGGCCGAAGCGGAATATGAACGCCGTGGCTACACTGTTGACGAAGATGAAGATGAAAGCGCAGACCCAACATCCAAAAAGGTCGTTGTTACCGAGGCCTATATGAAGGTTGATGCGGAAGGCGTTGGCGTCCCCCAGCTGTATCGCTTCATCTTGGCGGGTGCTGGATACAAGATGCTGTCCTACGAATTAGCGGATGAAGTACCATTTGCTATTTTTGAAGTAGACCCAGAACCACACGCATTCTTTGGTCGCAGCCTTGTTGACCTAGTAATGGATGATCAGGACGCGGCGACTGCAATGTTGCGCGGTGTTCTTGACAACGTGGCACTGACAAACAACCCAGGCCTAGAAATCGTTGATGGTCAGGTTTCGGTCGATGATTTGTTGAATAACGAAATCGGGCGCATTGTTCGGGTTAAACAGCCTGGGGCAATCCGCGAGCAAGTGGTTCCATTTACCGCTGGTTCAACGCTTCCCGCGTTGCAATACTTTGACATGCTTGTAGACAACAAGACGGGCGTTTCTAAGGCCGCACAGGGGCTTGATCCTGATGTATTGCAGTCTGCTACAGCGACAGCGGTTGCGGCTACTATGGAAGGCGCAGCGGGTCAGGCAGAGGTCATGGCGCGTAACTTGGCAGAGGGAGGTATGCGTCGACTGTTTAAGTTGATTGCGGCGACGATTATTAAGAATTCCGACAAAGAAGAAATCATCCGTTTGAACAACCAATTCGTTGCGGTCGACCCGCGCGTTTGGGACGCAGACATGGATATGATGGTCAATGTTGGTATCGGCACTGGTCGTGAAAACGAAAAGGCTGCGGTTCTGCGTGAGACACTTCAAATGCAAATGAGCATTTGGCAGCAATACGGCCCGAACAACGGGTTGGTGACAATGACAAATGTGCGCAACACGCTTGCGGATATGTTGGCATCGGTCGGCCTGAAAAACGCGGAGCGTTATTATTTGCCTGTCACGCCAGAAAGCGAACAGCAACTGATTGCACAAAAGCAACAAGAGGCAATGCAAGCGCAGCAAACGCAGCAGGGTATGCCGCAGTCTGACCCGAACCAAGCGTTCCTAATGGCTGAACAAATGAAGGCGCAAAACAAAGCCCAAGTTGATATGGCTAAATTGCAACTGGATGCGCAGAAGGCCGCAGCGGACCAGCAATTCAAAATGCAAGAATTGGCTATGAAAGACGATTTGAAGCGTGATGAAATGGTGCAAGACCTAGCCGTTGAAGTTGCTAAGATATTGGGCCAGTATGGGGCGCAAGTGGACACTGCGGCGGTCAAGGCCGAGCAAGACGCAACACGTCCATACAACGAACAAATGATGGGTGGTTATGGATTATAAGGTCAGAGCAAGCCGCGCGAGAGCGTTGATGCAAAGCGAGCATTTCCAGACCATTATGCAGGATTTGCGGGATCGCCAATTGGAGATTTTCGCAGATAGTCGTGCCAACGAAGTGGATAAACGTGAAGACGCTCACGCCATTTTGCGGGCATTAAATGAAATCGAGTTTATTTTGCAAGCCGATGTGGATGCAGAATTGCTCATAGATAAAAAAGGATCGGCACCGCGATGACGACTAATCCTAACGACGGAAGCATTGCTTCTGTAACTGAAATGCTGTTGGAAACCCCACAGCAAGAAAATCCTAGTGAAGCAGTGGAAACTTCTGCCGAGACAACTGATGACGATCAGATCGACGTGGAAGATTATATTGCCGAAAGCGAGGATGACACTGGCTACGATAGTGACGACGAAGGCTATGATGCTGATGGTGAAATCGTAGATGAGGATGAATATGCAAGCGATACAGCCGTTCCGATGGAACTTTCTGACGATCTTGAACTTGAAATAAAGTCGGATGGTCAAACAAAGAAAGTGACCCTGTCGGAGCTAAAGCGTGG